ACTATTTGACCTGGACACATTGCTGTCCCAACAACAGATGGAACATTATCCAAACGAGTCATAAAATTTATATTTTTAATATCTTCATTATTATTGCTGGTGTGACTACCCGCTACTTTGCTTGCTATAAATGCACCAATAGAAAGACCAATCATCATGCCGGGGTATCCCCAACAAGAGCCAATTGCCCCCGCAGCTAATTGAATTACAGTTCCAGCAGTAGTAGTAGAAGATGATTGCATTAGTATTTACCTAAACAAGAGTTACCATCATGGTGGGGGCATCTTCATAATCTGCTGTCACACCACTCATATTATAGGACACCGCTTTAAACGTCCATTGATTACCAACATCGGAAGGATCATAACTAATATAGGGTGTGTCCGTTTGCTTCAAATAACAGTATTTAGCCGCTGTATGGGCCACTCTATAGAGAACATTACGAGTACACCCTGTAAAAGAAGTCCCACTTATTCCGGTGTAAGTTATGTATTCATTCTCAACCCAAAACCCACCAGCAGTAGGAAATGCCCCATATAAAGTAGAGTTGTCAAATGGTATCGTTGTGACAATATCAGTTATATCAGAAGCAAGTTTTACTGAAGGAGTAGTAATTGTCAAAATATCAGCATAATCAAAATCTGCACCAGCCCCCCGTTGAACAAAAATCTGTACCCCAAACCAAAAACTATCCGTTGGAGGGCGTTTAAATAACATATAAACCCGACCAGTGGCACCAGCTACATCTTGAACAGCATAAAATAATTCTACTTGTAACGGAGGATTCCAAGGGGAATTTGCAGAAGAATAAATTGATTCATAAACATTAACTATTGGATCAGTATAAAGTGCCGGATTAAATTCTATACAAACTAAATTAATTTCATCATTCTCTGTTTCTTCCATATTAAGAATATGAAATGCTTTTTTATTCCATCCAGTTTGAGCATGGGACACCCCAATAGTATCACCTACAGCGTGAATATACCCCTCTAATCCAGTTGTAAACGAGCACATATTACGAGCATAGCGGGTATTATCACACAAAAATGTTCCTATACGCATTGCCTGTGACTTTCTCTTTATCCCTTCACTCCTTACTGTTTTAATAGTTCTTTGAATATCTCCATAGGATACCTGAGTTATATAATTTACAGGACTTTCTATTTCAATAGAATCAGATTGGTACTCATTAGCCCAATCATTTATTTCAGCATCCCACATTTGACGATTAATAAACTCCACACGATATATTCTAGGAATTGTATTCTCTGGAAGCATATTATAAGTAAATGAACTTTCCTTTATATTATCTTTTAAAAGTTTAAATGTTGTTACTTCACTAATATCTTCTGTTATATCAAAACAAAGATCAATGTAACTTGAAGTTTGATCCAAAACAAAAAATTCTACTATACTCCCATTAGCTAATAAGATTGTTCCAGAAGAAGCGTTCCAAAAATCATCAGGGTAAGCAGAGAAATTAGCATTAATTCTATTTGCTGTTGAACTACCAATAGTGAACTCAACCTGAAGCCTATCAGAGTAATAATGCTCTATAGGTTCACTTCCAGTATGAATTAAAGGTTCAATTTTACCCTGTTTAGATCTTAAAATTCCACGACAAGAAATAAATATATCCGATAAAATATCAAAACCTTTATTTTTTGCATTAATATATCTTGAATATCTAAATCGTGGCTCTTGTTGGGTATCCCCATTATGGTCAATATACTCCGCTAAAACATCACAAAAATCTGCTGCTGTTTTCCAAGGGGAACCCTCTGTATCTGGATCACCATTAAATTCATCTACTCCTATTCCCATACCATAACGCAAATTAGTCATCCAATCCCATGCCACTCTAATAGGATTAGCATCTAATTCTCCTTCTTCAACACAAAAACCTCTAAGCTCAAGTGCAATAGAAGGTAAAGCGGAAAGAGTTGAACCCTCAACATGAGCACGAATACTTGACCAACAAGTATATGGTAATTGGTTTAAAGGAAATAGACTTGTAGAAAAAAATGATTCAAAATAAGGGTCTATATCTTGATCAGCACCACCTAAATAAGTAGTAAATCCATAATAACTATTTCCAGAACCAGACCAAGGGGTGTATTTGTCATTAACCCAATGCCTGGGGGGATTTACTTCTACTACCGGACCCTCACAATGAGCAACCCCCCAATAAACATCCATCTTAATTTCATATTCAGGGGATTTACTACTTCCAGCATTACGCATATCAGTAGAAATGCCCCCCATCATAATTACACCACCAGAAGCTTTGTCTTGACCAAATAGAACAGGAACCGGAGCATTACGAGTAAAAGAATTAATTGTCACATCACCAGCAGGGGGTGCTTTCGGTGCATCCGGTGGGTCTATTAATCTCCCAATACCACCACCAATAGCAGAACCCACCATAAACCCGGTATAAGTCCCAACATAAGGAATATAGGAACCAACGATACCACCTATCACTCCACCAATAACGGCACCAATTCCTTGTCCGGTGGACATTCCCTGCATATTCATTTAAATATATCCTTTGTATCTAAAATAAGAACCCAATCTTCTTTTATAAGAATCAGGAATTCTATCAATTTTACATTTTCTTTCCCAAACACCACCCAAACCATTAACATGGATCATGGCATCCTCAGAAATAAGAATTCCGCTATGATGGGCTGGATACTTCAAACCAAGTAGCTTGAACGTGACAATATCCCCTCTTTGCGGAATCTCTACTTCTTCAAAACCATATTTTTTTAAATGATCATGTAGCCGATCTTCCTGATTCCTCCACCATGTTGAATAATAAGTTAAGCCATCATCTGATGGAATAATTATAGAACATTTACGAAATGCAACTATTATAAGACCAAGGCAATCTAATCCTAATACCGATCTTCCTCTATGAAAGAAAGGAGCATTAAGAAACTTCCTTGCCTCAGTAATAATTCTATCTGGTGTGACATTAATCATGCCCAAACTTTATAATATTGGAGTTTTTGGAACATGAGGAAACCCCGTATAATTGTCATAATTATTAAAAATATTAACACACGCCGAAGGATTACGAGCACATAGTTTATGAACCCTAATTGAAGTTCCATTTGGAATAGTAAAATCAAAAGGAATACGACAAATGACAGATCCAGTATCATTTGAAAGAATGGGCCTATACAACCCGTTATATGTTCCAGAAGTAATAAGTACAAAACCAGGGGTAAAATAATTAGCTGCTTTACCATGACTACAAGCAAGAGTAGTCCCATTAGATTCAGAACTTAAAGTAGTATTCACATAAAAATTAGAAAGAGTTAAACCACAAGTACCATCACAAAATGTATTATTACACCCTATTTGAAAAATACGATTAGGAAAGGATCTTTCAAAAATACTATATGGTCGTATTTGAAATGTAATCCAATGCTCATCACCTTTAGGCTCATCCAAATAACCTGTGTGAATATCCATTGTACCAAGACCAACAGTAGAATCTTTTGAAGCAAACATCAAAATGACTTTACATCTTCTATTATTATATTTACCAAGCATAACTTCATTTTTAAATGCAAGATCTACGTTATCTAACCCCACTTCTATTTCATTTAAAATAGTACCATCTTCACTACGAACAGGAGTTCTTTTAACTGATAAAGCTTGAAATGTTCTTTCAGCAGATCCAGTTATACCAGGAGCAGGGTATATACAGGTTATACTTTTATTATTGTTTACATAAAAAGTATCATCTGCTGCATTAATGGATAAAACATATCCATTTAAAAGAACATTTCCAGAACTAAATAAATATCTCATATATGAAGAATATATTGTTTTCATTAAATCAATTCCTCAACAAACGTGATAGCAAAATTCCAAACATTGCCCATGCCATCTGGATTTTCATAAGATACTTCTTTATATCGAACATAATAAGTAGTAGCATTTCCACCTGAAAAAAAAGTAGGAGTTACAACCCAATTAAAAGGAACATTAGATGCCCCTTGACCAGTATAATGGGAAAGAATGGAATCCTTTTCTGCATTTGTCTGACCACGAATTTCAATGCCCCAAGTCCTTTTAGGATGAGTAGTCTTCATCCTTGTTTTAACTTTCCATCCCTCCATAGGAGTTGAAAGCACATTGTACTCTGGAACCCCAGGAGTACATCTATGAATTGCAAAAGTAAAATTTGCCATTTGAAACTCCTTTATGAAGCTCGGAAAGCATCCCTAATTCTACGATTGTTTCTAACCATTTTAATCATATTAGTTTCAATAGTACCATTGTGCTTCATTAAAAAATCAACTCCTGATTGAGTATCAATTGCTTGAACACTAATGGGCATACTCAAAGAAATTTGTTGACCACCACCCCCACCACCAGCAGCTATTTTAGCAAGCTTATCCATTGGGGCAACCACTTCGTTTTGACCATAGGGAGTTTTCTCACCAAAAGCATACATGCTTCCAGATCTTAATCCTTGTCCAACAATTGGTTCTTTTATAGTGCCACCTTCAGCAAACCCCCAAAGACCTTGAGCACTACCAGCACCACCACCAGCACCACTAAATAAATTTGTAAAAGAACTCCACCAACTACCACCACCAGCACCACTAAAATTTTCAAAACCACCGTACCCACCTACTTTTGCAGCAGTATCACCCATACCAGCCATTGAACTACCACCCCCACCACCAAGTAATCCTCCAATTTTTCCAAATAATCCTTTAACTAAACTGCTAAGATCCGCTTCACTTCCCACAGCTTTTACACCGGAAGTAATGCCACTTCCAGTAGTTAAAATAGAAACCAGATTATCGAAATATGATTGAAAGTCCCTCATAAATACTTCTTGTTGATCAACCCCTTCTTTAGTAAGACCATTATTTTCTCTCATCATATCAACAATAGATTGGTTTGCTTCTTCAGAAGCACTTATCATTGTTTCTGTTTTACCAACTATCTGCACCGGGATAATTGTATACCCATTTAAAAATTTATTCATTAATTTATCATTTTCTGCTTTTACACCCTCCATTACTTTTTTCATAGTACCAGCAGCACCCTCTCCTTTAACACCAAGTATTTTCTGAAGTGGGGAAACTTCCCCAGGAGTACCAGCACCACCCATAAAACCCATAATAGGTTCAGTAATGGTATTTTTAATAACTGCTTTCAAAACATCCCTTTGAACTGTTTTCAATAGGTCATTAATTGCAACACCGGCTTTTTTAGAACCATCTATAATATCTGCAAATGCATCGGTCATCCCATCCCCCCATGATTTGGACATTTCATTTAGTTCTGCCCAAAGGGGATGAAGGTCTTTCCAAATCAATTTCTCAGTTTCCATTTTAATTATTTCTAATTGCTCCACATAATTTTGTTGCATTTCCTCAAAGTATTTTACCTCTATATCCTTACCAGCTTTTGCTGCTGCTGCCCTTTTAACTTCTATTTCCTTATATTTTACTGCAATCTCACCAACAAGTTTAGATTGCTCTATCAATGCAGAATTTATATTTGCTTGTCTAACAGTAGCCGGATCATAAGCATCTTTCCAGTAATTAACTTTCCTTAAAGCAAGATCCATATTAGCACTATAACGATCTTGCATCATATTTAATTCAGCTATTTCTCTCTTAGCCCTACCCATTTCAGTTACTATATCTGCCCAATGCTTCTTTAATTCTGGTGTACGATCTTCTAATTTAACAAAATTCTTTATATATTCATTAATATCATTGGTCATCTTCTTTGCTTCTTGGTCTATTTCCATAAATGGAGTTTTAAACTGGTAAGAATTCACCTTCTCCATTAAATCTTCATATGCTTTTCCAGCAGCTTCAGTTATTTTCTTAGTTCTATTTACAGTTCCTTGGTCTAAAGCCGCTTCAGCTTCTTTTGGTTTATACTTTTCTGTGTTAGTAACAGCCATCTTACGCATTTTCTTTTGCGTTTCTTCAATCCACTTATCTAATTTCTGCCATTCATCCATAGGAGCTTCAGCAGTAGAAATAAGGAACCCTTCCCATTCTTCTGCCAAACGAGCTAAACGATCCCCCTCTTTATGATACCAATCTGCCGTTAATTTATTTTTCTTATCCTCATAATATTGGCGAAGATTGGTGTCACGTTGTAACGCCTCTTTTAAAGCACCCAAAGTTATATTGTATCTATTAATTTGACCAGCATCATACTCAATATTGCTGCTTTCAAGTTCTTCAATATATTTTTTATAATAACCTATCTGTGCTTCCAATTGTTCTTTATGTAAACCCAAAGAGTTTATATCAACTTCATATTCTGTTTTAAATTTCTTTGGACCTTCCATTGAAGCAAGTTGTGCGCTCTTTAAATCATCAGATAACTTCTTATTAAAATCCATTAAAGCTATTGTGTCATGTGGTGGTTTAAATATTTTTCCAAGGTCTACAGTTTCCTTTGCTCCCTCATGAATTTTATCAACTATATCCCCCATTATTTTATCAATTTCTTTTAATCTTTCTTCAGCCTTATCACTACTATTAATAAAAGCTGCCCATGCTTTATCCTTACGATCATTAATAGTTTTTTGAATAGCAAGTTCTCTCTCTTGCCAATTACCAGATGGATTTTCTTTAACTGCTTTAGCCCTCATTGCCATTACATCTGATTCACTTACAGAATATGCTTTCCATAAAGCTATGCTGGAAGCAATAGCTGTTGTCAAATTTTCTATAATAACAAAAGTGTACATTAAAGCTCTTGCAGCTACCAGAACACTTTTTAAAGATTCACTCATGCCTTCAAAATTTAAATTAGACGGTTTAACTAATTCTACAATAGTCCCAAATGTGTTAGCAATTACACTAATTATATTCATAATTACTTTAAGAACAGATTCCCCTACCATACCAAGGGTAGAAATAACAGCCCCAAATGCTGCTGACATTTCTCTACCCAAACCAGTAAGCTGTCCTTTACCATCAATAAGGGTATCTAAAAATTTATTAAGTTTGGTTGTCATAGAAGCTGTAAAATCCTCAGCCCCTATACGCTTAATAATTTTCCAAACTTCTGTTGCCCTATTTGATGCCTGAAGCCAGTTATCTTGCATAGCTTTGTTCATTGCAGAAAATGGTTTTAAAATCTCACTCAAAACATCCAACAAATTTCTACCTTCATCTTGAGCATCCTTTAAAGTTTTTCTTAAATCTATACCCATAAATTTAAACATCATTGCCAACTGATCAGAAGCACGTTGCCTACCCAAGATAACAGCATTTAATTCTTGCCGCATCTGAGTACCGGCATTAGCCATGCCCTCTGTAACCGCACGAATAGCCACACCAATATCAGATATTTTTCTAACATCCTCTACAGTATTCGGGATAATACCAGCTTGAACAAATGTCTTGGTCAACATAGTTAAATCTTCAAGGGTTAGCACAGTTTCAGTAGCTACCAATTGAAGTTTATCCATTAACCCACGACTATATTGATATGCTGTATTAAAATTACTTTCTATACTTCCAGACATTCTCATTGAAATTACTGCTGCCAATGACAAAGCATCTTTTTGGAATTGACCTACTTCATCCATTGCCCCCTTAACAAACCCAACAACTCTACCAATAATATTTTGAAGAATATAATATGCTGCTGCATATTGCCATCTGAAATTACGAATAACCTCCATGCCAGATTTCCAAATTCCTTTAGAAGCATGGTCAGTAAGAGCCTGATTAGATTTAGATGCTTGGTTATTTATTCTTGCAATTTCCTGATTAGCATAACGGAACTGCTTCTGCATATTTGTTAATTGGGTTATCGTTTTACCAATAGAATCAGAATCCCCCAAACCAGACTTTTGAATTCTTTTAAGTTCAATGATTTGTCTTCCAATGTTTGCTATCTCATTAGTATACGATTTTGCCCCCGCTTTTAAACTTGCATACAGGTCAAGACCTTCTTTTTTATAGTCATGAAACAAACTCCATTTACCAAGTTTAGCAGTTGTTGCTTGAAGTTTTTCTAAATCTTTTGAAAGTTTATCCACACCAGAATTTAACCACCCTTCTGGCTTTACTGATTTTTGTATATCTGCTGCTACCTGTTTAGCTTGTGCTACCACCTTTGCATGTTGGGCCTGAGTATCAATCGGTTTCATTGCTGGTGAAGTTGCAGCTATATTCTTTAAATCCACCAGTTCCTTATTCTTCTTAATCATTTCCTCAATTGCTTTAGAGTACTCATCCCTCATTCTCTGGTTATGAGTTCTATTAATTGTAGATCTAATGGAAGATATATGTTTTTCATTCTCTGCTATTTGATTATCAATTGTTTGTTTATTCTTTGCAAAAGTCTCATAGGAAGACTGTATTTTTTTAATCAGCCCTTCAGCTTGTAAATAATTTTGAGGGGTAATAGCCCCAAGGCCAGCATATTCAGATTGTGATTTTGCAAAAGCAGTAGCAGATTTAATAAAACCGCTTGCATCTGTCTTCTGCATCATCTTCTGCATATTCAATGCATTAAAATCTTTAACAGAAGTATTTATTTCCTGTCTTCTTTGTTTAATTAAATTTAAATTATCCGTTATTTTTTGATTTGCAGATTTAAGAGCAGCTTCATTAATGAATCCTGTACCGGATACAGCTTGAAGACTACTTTTTATTTCTTTTAACTTTGCTTCAGCCTCATCTAATTTAAGTTTATACTTATCTACATTATCAGATGCTTTTATAAAACCACCAGTATCCCCCTTAGTAGCTGCAACGGTCATACTGGCAATATTTTGTAATGCTCCTTCTGCCGCACTACCAATTTTACTATTTAATGGGCTGATAGATGCTTTTAAAGCACGTTGCATCTTTATCCCATCGGCAACAGCCTCTTGGGTTGCCGTCTTGAGAAGATCTTTTAACGTCATGGTTTGTTTGGCAGTTGCTTCCATTGCCCCCTTAACTGCCATTTGATCTCTTACAATGTTTTGGAGAAATCCTTTTAATACAAGTGCATCCTTAGCATTTGCCCTTACCATCATATCTTCTGCTACTTTACGCATAGACTCAATTTCATTCATTCGAGCCTGTTGAGCCTTTATAGTAGCTTCAGAAGATTTAAATTGGCCTTTAGTAGCTGTTACAAATTCAGACCTTTTAATAAGTTGACTCTCAGGAGTACCACCAGCCATAGTCCTTTTCAATGTGGCATATTGTTTAACAACATCCTGAACAGTAGCAGTAACACTTCTAAGAGATTTTTGTGCGGAACTTTCTATTGTCTCTGAAATTTTTGCATGAAGTTTTACAGATTCTAAATATAATGGATCAAAGGCATCCTTTTTAATTTTTTCAGTTGCCCTTACATAATTTGCTTTTATCTTTTCTAATTGTGCTTCTGTTGAAGTATCAATAGCCTTTAATCTTCCAGCAAGAAGTCCCTCACTTCCTACCCAACCTTTGCTGGTAACTTCCTTTTTCATTTCCTGACCAGCAATGGTCTTTTTCATTCTATTAGAAGCACCAGTTAATGCTGCCTTGCTCATCCTCTCAATTTTAGTAGCTGCTTCTTCCTGGGACTTTACAAAAGAATCATTTAATTTTTGAAGTTCCCCTAACTCCCGGCGTGTAGCTCCGATCAGAACGCGCATTTCCCCCACAGTATTTTTGGACATACTGCCAAACTCAGAGAGAAATTGCTTCTGAAAATTCCCATAGGAATTAACAGCCGATTTAGAAATATCAGCAACTTGGTCCTTAAATTGGTTCATCTTCCGAAGCGTATTTCTAAGCTCGGAATCCCAATTCGTTTTAAGGTCAAGTACTATTTCTTCTACGATCTGATCGGAGTCATTCGCCATGATTACCTCATGTATTTCCGTTTAGCCCTGTCAATTGAATCTGAATCTGCATCCCAAATAATTAAAGACTTTGACTTTGTTATCTCATTTAAAGTTTTATTAAGTTCTGTAATAGCTGTTTTTGGATCTGAAAATGCCATTGCTGCATCATGAATATAAACCTTACGTC